AGAATGTATTCCTGCAGAATGTATTCCTGCAGAATGTATTCCTGCAGAATGTTTCTCTATAACATTATTCCCGCCATTCTGAGGTGGAATTGCCGAATGGTTATGGATGGTAAAATTATTATTATCATTTGATTCAGTTAAAATATTATTTTTATTTAATATATTTAAAATTTGGTCATTAACATTTTTATCTAATACATCAGTTGGTAGATTATTAACAGGCTGTGTATTTAATGGTTGCATTATCATTTGCCCACCTTGTTGTGGTATTAAAATCATAGGTTGATTAGGAATTGAATGCACCATTTGTGGTACGGATTGTTGAAGTTGTGGTTGCGGCGCTACTTGTTGATGTTGTGGCATTACGTTAATAAATTCATTCATATTACCACCGCCATTTTGATTTTCAACTTGATTTAATATACTATTATAATTTTCCTTAATTGTTTTTGGTTCATCATTTTTAAGAGGAATATCTAATAATACCGGCATTGAATATATTTCATTTAAATCTAATTGTTTACCGTTAACAGTCATTAAACCAAGAAATTTATCTAATATAACTCCCATAGGCAATAAACGTCTAATTGCATTTTCAATCGAACAACCTATTTTTTTCATAATTTCAAGATAATTTCTTTTAACCTCATAAGACGGATAATCATCATAAAATAAGAATGGGTCCATCCAAAATTCACGGGCACATTCTATATAAACAAAATGTATAAATTGTCCCATATTTAATTCATTTTTTAAATTTTCAGATGGTTCAAGATTATAAATTAACATATTAATTTTAAAAACTGCTTGAATTAATTGGAATATCCACGGGGTTTTCTTTGTTTGTATTTCAATTCGTGTTAATTCGTTGTTTATCATATTATAATCCCAATTTGGAATTCGTTTTAATAGACTTTGAAATGTTTTTAATATATTTGTTTTTTCGCTACTATTACGCGCATTTGTATAGAGAGATTGGAGACCTTCTAAAATAACTGGAGAAAGTATATTAATTAATTGTGTAGTATATTCATGTTTAAGTTCAATCATAAGACTAGTGTTCATTTATATTAAATGATAGAAAAATAATTAATATTATTTTTCTAAATTTATTTTCGTTTTATGTAATTAAATATTCTTATTTAATTGGTATAAATGGAGCATAATCTTTTGTGTCAAAACCTCTGATATTATATCCACATACTTCGTCTTGTTTATCAGTTACGATTTTATCAAAAAGGCTATCACCAACTGCCTTATCTAAAGTAATTCGTTCGTTTAATTTATTGACAAATTCTTGTTCTTTTTGCACATTCGGCATATCTTGTGTTTTTATAAAATTTAATTCATTTAATTTCTTATAATATTCTTCTTGGGTATATATTGGGTCAAACATTTTATCAAGCTCTTTTTTTGCCTCTACTTTATTTGCTTCATAATTTTCTCTTATAAATGGCGGTTTTGAATAGCATTTGGGTTCTGAGCAAGGTTTAGTTAATTCTATCTTACGACTATCATCTGTATTTATAAGATTTTCAACATTGGTCATTTTTGCAGGCTTTGTAATAGTAGTTGATGAATTAATCTTATTTAAACCATAATGAATAAGAATTGCTACAATTAATATAATAATAACTGCAATTATCATATCTATACTACTCATTAAATTGAATTAGAAAATTGCATTTTCTAATTTATTAATTTGCATATAAATTATTAATTTCTTTTTTTTCTTTTGTAGTTAGTGTTATAAAATCAACCGTTTTATCTATTTTTAAACATAATTCTAAATCTTTGATATCGAAATCTGATTTATAGCTTTTTAATATATCGAGAACAATATGTGGCTTTTTATTGGATATCATATTATTTGTAAGACGACATAGTAATAATATTTCATCAATTGATTTATTACCTAAAATTTTTTCCAAATTATTAATATTCTTCTTATTAATGTTTTTTAGTGATGTCTTATTTAAATCAGCACTAAATTTAACTTCACTTTGTGTTATTTTTCTGGTTGAATTATTTGCAATATAAGATGTATTATAACACGTGTAAAAACCGTGTATATCTTGAAAATACCAATTTTGGTCTGTGTATATACTGGTTTCAATATTATCACCAAGTGAAAGTGATTCACTGATATTAATTACATCTTGTAATTGTTCTTCAATTGTTCTTTTATTTTTAGGTGTAATGATTTTTTTATAATAATTCTCGTGAATCATCAAAGGAATTAATACTTTATCAATTTCATATAATTTAAAAATTTGCTCAAAATTATTATTTTCATTCAATAAAATAGACGATGCCTCAAATAAGCCAATACTCGTATCTTTCATAATAGATTTTTCAATAAATGTAAGTACATCGGGCGTATTAATTGTTTTATAATTGTAGTGATATTCTTGCAATATATTGATCAGTCGTCTAACATCGTGCTGTGCAAATTCAATTAATTTTCCTATGCTATCAGCATCCTTTATTTCAATGTTTTCCCCTTTGCAAATCTTCTGAATAAAACGATTTAATTCATATGAAGATGGACACATATATTTAACTTCCGGGCAATATTTTTTTAAATCAGTCAATAGTTTACTGTGATTCGTATTTGAAATAAAAATCAAAGGGAATTTCTTTTCTTTCATATTCGTTTTAAAAATATTTGAAATATATTTTTTTTCACTGCTAAGTGTAATTGATTCTATTTCATCAAAAACAACAGCTAATTTCATATTAGCCATAGATTTTATTTTAAATTTTGATATAATACTATTTTCAAAATTATAATAGTCATCAAAATCAGATTCATTCCTGAATGCTTTTAAATCATCTGGATGAATTGTTTTTACTATATAATTATATTTTTTAAATAACAGCTCGATTGTAAGAGTTTTACCGATACCGTGACCACCGCTAAGAATAATTGCATTATTATTATGTTGATTAAATTTAACAAGCCACTCTTCCATTTTAGCGATGGATTGTTTATTACCAACAATTTCTGCTAAATTATGCGGTTTCCATTTATTAATCCATAAATTATCATTTGAATTCATTATATATGGTATAAATAAATCTTTAAAAAATATAAATTTCAACATTTTATGGGATATTTTTACCCAACAAAAAAATATATAAAAAAATTTTAGTTTAATTTTTTTTTCTAAAACGTTATATATGTCTCGCAGAAATTCAGTAAGATCAGGTAATGTTGTCGATAAGGAAGTCGCCAACCTTATGAACCTTCAAAATAAGTCCCAATATACCAATGCTTTATTAAGCTTACGTCAACGTTATAACGACGAAGACCTCGTCAAGAAGATTGAAGACGTTTTTGCTGCTCGCCACTCTGCCATTGTTAAGTCTGCTAAGAAATTTTCCGATGCAGTCAAGGCAAAGTATGCTAATCAAAACGTTCCCTTTCACCAACTTCTTATGAAGGCTCGTGCTCACGCCAAGAAGCACCACCTTTCTGAAGAAGAATTTGCTGAATTCCAACGTATTTATGAACAAGAACTTGCCGGTGGTAATTCTGCTGAAGTCCTTGTTCCTGTTACCAACCTTATGAAGGTTCTTGGTAACGTTACTCAAGGTACCGATAGCTACTTTAACGTTGACAGCAATGATATGCGCAATCTTCAAGAAATTCTCAAGCTTCACGATGCCAGCAAGCAACTTCACGCACAAGTTTTACTTCAAGCACTCCAATACACTGATTGTGACCCCCAGGTTAGCACATCTCAATACATTTCCCAATTACAATCCCCAACCGATTATGTTCACCCTGTTGTAACAGCACTTTTCTTCCCCAAGTTTACTACAGTTGATGAACATTTTCTTTACAGTAATATGGCTGGTATTGTTAAGGCTCGTTACAATCGCCAACCCCTCCGCACAAAGACTGATTATGAATTATTCTACAACCTTGTAACTGACCCTAATGATGTTGTATGTGATACCCATTCCCCAGTTGGAGACCTTCTTAATCGCTGCAACCTCCAAACCCAACTTTGGAACTCAGTTTTACACCTTCGCAATGGTCAATGCTTTAACCCCAGCCTTCGTGAATTTATGAGCTCAGTTGATATGTGCCGTCTTAATAAGTTTGATAACCCCGACTTTGTCTATGGTCGTCACGACGGTACTATTATCAAGCGTCTCTTCTCTGCTTTCTCTTTCCGTCCAACTGTTGTATCTACTCTTCCCATCGGTCAAATCTTCTCCTACAACCCATACTTCCAAAATCTTCGCCCTCTTGTCACTTCCATTCCAATGGTCAATGTTCGTCTTCTCCGAACACTCGACCCAAACACCAATCAACCTAAACAAGCTAGTCTTACCGAAACTCTTACTCAAACTCAAAAATTCATTGAAGGCAATTTATATGTTGAACGTGCAACTACCGTAATGTATTCTCGCGAAGTTTTAGTATTTTTCATTGACCGTCGTTCCAGCACTTACACTCTTAACACCACCCCATTCAATGTATTACGTATGCCATCATCTGTTGCTGGGTTTGAAGCTGTTACAACAAACCCAATCACTGTCCCCGGTAATTTATCTTTATCCGATGGTTCCGATTTTGTTCTTAGAAGCGCTGTTGTTGCTGAAACTAAACAAGGCTTAGACCAGTCTAATACCAACTTAACACACGTTGTAGGCTCGTCTGCTCTTGTAGACACACAATATCAACCTGGTCAACCTGCTGGAAATCAATGGGTCAGATACGAACCTCACAATGCAGTAAGAACTGGCGCACCTTTCGCTGCAAACGGTTTACCTGGTCAAGAAGCAACTAAATTAATTCAAACAAATGGTGTCATTCTTATCTACCACAACACCGATTACAAACCTGGTAATTTAACTGTTGCCATGAATTAAATTTATAAAAATATAATATTTAAATAAAAATAATTATGATAATTATTTTTATTTATAAAACATCTCGTGAAATTAAAATGTGTCCGTCGCCATTCGAAAGCCACTTTCGAATGGCGTTGATCACAAATGTGCGCGTCGTAAAAGGCAAGTGCACACTTGCCTTTTAGCGAACAAAACTGGTTGCGATAAATGAAAAGTGCTGGACGCACTTTTCAATTACCGTGGACATTTAATTATAAGCCCAGTGGGCTTATAATTAAATATTCTCATTAGCGACCACAAATAATTATTATAAAACATCTCGTGAATTATCAAAATCAAACATTTTTGCAAATGGCATTAAATTACCCGTTCGTCTATTATCAGGACGTGGTCTTTCCATTGGTATTATACTATTATAATCCCTAATATATCGTAAATATGCAATTAATTCTCTAATAACAACTGGAAGCATTTGGCGTATAACTTCTTTATTTAACATATCAACCTCTTCTTGTGCTGTATATATATTTCTTACATTTTTAAAATATACGTGTCTCATAATAACAGTAACTAAATGTTTTTTTTGATGTTCTATCTTTATTTTTGTACCATATCTTTTTTCTGTTTCAATCATAACATTTTCAATAAGCATTTCATTTATGCGTTTTATATTACTATCACTAAAAAATATTAATGATATATCATTAGGTTGAATATTTAATAAATTACCAACATATTCTAACTCACGGTCAGTGGGTTTATAACTATTATATGATTGCATTATAATTAATATAGATATTTATTCGCAGAATTAAATTTATTCGCAGAATTAAATTTATTCACTGAATTATTTATAAACAATATTTCTCAATTAATGTTTCTTTTGTTAATTTATAATTCTTCTCTGAATTTTGTATAATATTAAATGCTTCAGGATGTTCAAATAATGAATGATTAAATACTTCTTTATGTACAGGTAAATTATTTTCAATCAATAATATATTCTTTTTCTTTCCTGCCGCATCACCAATATAAAGAGCCCATCTATATTCATCATACCGCGATTGATATACAACCATTTTACCTTTAATTAATTTGGGCATAACATTTGTTGATAATGCATCACGTTCTGCTTTAGTAAGAAGAGTTCCAACACGATTATGAATATATTGTGGGAAGCATAATGTTAATACTTTTTTGAAATCTCTAGTTGATTTCATAGTCATTTGAATCTTATTAATAAGTCCAAGTACTTCTTTCTCTGGGGGTAACATACCATAAGTAGTGTGGAACCGATTGCTGAAATCTTCTTCTGTAAATAGTTTAATACAATCGTCAATTATCATTTTTTGAACATTTTCTCTGTCGCCAAATAAATCACCAATTATTTTACGTTCATTTAATTGTCTATGTTCATCATCTACATATCTGCTATCAATTACTAGTACGTGTCCATAATTAGGTACATACATATCGATATCATCAATATTATATATCCAATGACCCATATTTGACATATCAGTAAATAAATCTTTAATAAAAACGTTATTTTCAATACTGAAATATCGAATATATATTTTTTTATCATGCATAACTGCCATAGCATATAATAGTTGAAATAAAACACTTTCCCACGCTTCAGTTGGATGCATACCTGTTGATGTCATATTACTAATTGAACCACCATTAATCTTTTCCATTACAGGGCTTGCCCATTCAATCATATTGGCGGTTGGTGCTTCTGTTAAAAGCATCAAACTAACACCACTATCTGCTGTTGGGTCTTGATTTTTAGTAAATTTACTATATTTAGCATTATCTAATAAATCTTTAATGGTTTGATTAGACTTAATAAGATTTGCAATTTCTTTGGTATTATTTACTGCATTTATAATATAATCATATGTTTGATGTGTTTTTATAATTTCTTCAAGTGCCTTATAATTAATATTGGATACACGGTCTAATTTATATAATATACTTGAAATAAAGTTTGGACTTATTTTTTTGTTTAATATATCTGTTTTAATATAATTATAATATTTCACCTCACGCCATTGGTCAAAATGATTCTCGGATAATTCTAGAGAATTATAATTTAATGCTGCATTATTAAGATTATATAAACGAATATTAAGTGCCATTGAATGTTTTGCTATTTCAATTGTTCTATTATCAGTATTATAGCGAATTGGATATGCACCACTATAGATTAAGAAATTTAATGGTATTTGAGAATATGGATTTTTACCAAGTGAATAGGGATTGAAACGCATTAATCTTATATATTCCATAACTGATTTATTTCCTGCCTGCATTGTCATATCTTCACCATCTTTTTTATCAATTAATCTATGTCTAAACATATGGATAAGGTGATTGCGTTCAGCTACACTCGCCATAGTAAATGCATATGGGTCACCACCAAGTTGGTCTTGATAAATATTATTTAATAAGGTAGTATGAGTGGTTGGATTACCAAGGTTAATATTATATATTTTTTGTAATGGTATCTCATTTGGTTTTAATAATGGTACCGAACCAAAAGGCATATATTGCATATCTGGAACAAATGCAGGTGGATAGGTAACTTGATTATCAATCGAAACCCACGCTGGATTATTATATTTAGGATGGGTATGAGCAACACCCGGCATTCCCATTGTAGTAGGTGGTTGGTATAATTTTTGTTCAGCTATTATTGGATAATCAGTTACGTTTTTTTGTTCTTTTTGTCTATAATATTGCTCATCTGGAGTGGTTGGGCGACTGGGACGTTCATCATAATATTTTCTCTCTGGGGACAAATCACGTGGTTTATTTTCATAAGGTGGTGAATATGGACGCCTTGGGCGTTCATCGTAATTTTTTCTTTCAGGCGAAAAATCACGGTGATACGTTGCTTTAGGTACCATTGGATGTTCTTCTGGTTTACTATCACTCATATTATCACGGTGATATATTGCTTTAGGTACTGCAGGATATTCATCTGTTTTTGGTTTCGTAGTATAGGCTGGTTTACCATCGCGATGGTAAATTGCTTTTGGAACAACGGGAGGGGGAGGTTTTGGCACATAGCTATGGTCCCAACTGGGAGGTCCTTTCTTTGGTGGCGGTCTAATATAATCCGGGTTTTTTATTATTTTTTGTTCTGCGATTACTTCAGGCTCTTTTTCTTTTTTCCCAGCCTCTTCAACAGATGGTTTATTTCCGGTGTCTTTTTTATTTTTCGGTCCAGGAGGTTCTTTTTGTGATTTAGTATTCTGAGGAACCGGTTCTTTTTCCATTCTATATACTCTTCTAGCTTCATTTGTAACTGAAGGGTCGTTCATTATATGTTTTTCTGGAGGACGATAAAAAGTTGCACCACCATCCATTAAAGTGTTATTTGAAGTCTTCTTTGAAGTCTTCTTTGCCTGTTTTTTACCTGTATAATATTCATCATTTGTCATCATATTATATTTATCTTGGGAAATATTTTTTGTAAATTCCTTAAAGTATTTATCTTTTAATAAATCGTGTGCATTATATTTGTAATCTTTTAATATTTTTTTTAATTCATCGTCAATTGTAGTATGTTTAGCAATACAATCAATGAATGTTTTTAAATCAGATTCTTTATTTTTACCACGCCCATTTATGGAACCATTTATGGAACCATTTATGGAACCATACATTGAAGGAATATCGCTATTAATATAATTTGTAATTTTAATATCAAATGGTATGTCTGATTTTTTAATATAAATAAATATACTATTTTCATCTAAAGCGCCGTGTGTAAATCCTTTAAAATGACTCGTGATAGTATCAAGTGTAGTAAGAACTTGATATATTAACATTTTTAAGTCAAAATATTCAGATTCGATAAATTCTTTTAGTGTCATACTCTTAAAAAAACACTCGCGAACGCGAATTGAAAATATATTAGAAATTTTTTTATTATCAATCATATCTTTAAAATATTCATCCAATTGAAATGATTTCAACAGTCCTTCTATATCCTCATACGTCATATCAATATTAACAATCGGTAGAGCAATATGTTTTGTTTTTTTTGATAATATCAGTGGACTTAAAAGATAAGAAAATAATGCATCATTATTATTCATACTATCAAGTGCATCCACATCTTTTATATCATCGTATGGTTTAATATAAAATAATAATGAATAGCTATCAGAATATCGTTTAATAGTTAATGTATTCGTATTCTCGTCAAAATGAATTTTTTTAAATTGTCCTTTTAATAACTCTCTTTTCAGTTCGTCATTTTCTTTATATTTAATTGTATCTAATGATATATCATTTTCATTTATTTTATCCATAACAATATCACCCTTAAATGATTTTGAATAAATAAATTCATATAACATATTCATTCGTGTACTTATATTTATATCGCTATTTATAGTTGTCATTATATAATTAGGTTATATAATTTTTATTAGAAATTTGACAAAGTTTCTATCTCCCAATCAATTTCTATTAAAACCTAATTAAAGTTTATTTATAACAAAATTTTTATAATACAAATCAATTAATTTAATAACATAAGCTTCTAAATGGATAATATGACGAGTGCCTTGACAAATCCTATTTTCAAATTTAGAAGTTTCACAAATTACTGAATAGATAAATTTATTATTATTTATTCTTTTTTTAATTTCAATCATTATAGTTTTAATAACAGTATGAAAATCAATGTTTGTAATAAATAATTGATACATCATATTTCTCGCACTTTCAATCATATCGTATATTCCATTTTTATTATATTGTGTTGTATCCATTATCATATCAACTAACATTTCAATCACTTTATACCACATTTTATCCAATGGTATATTATATGAAACTAATTCTAACATTCCAATTGCTTTATTTATATTATTTTTTGAATATGAAATTATATCCATAATATTATTACCAGTAAGCTTAATCTTTTCTTTCATAGCAATATTCATAATTGTTGATATTATCATAGTATCTGTTGGGGCTGGAATTCGTATCATCATACATCTACTTTTAAGAGGCTCGTGAACTTTTGATAATTGATTGGAAATAAATATAAATTTACACGTATTCGCATATTTTTCCATCGTTCTTCTTAATGAGGCTTGTGCGTAATATGACAAGTTATCGATAAGATTAATAATAACAATTTTATACAATCGCTTATATTTTAATACTTGAATAATTTCGCTCTTGGCATAGTCTTCAATAATCTCCTGAATCAGATATTTATCAAATCCATTATTATTTGGTTCAATCATTATGTGGTGCTGAGATTGTTTAATCATTACTTTTGTTTTACTATTTCCATATCCATTTATAGTGTATTCTGTTTCTTGGAGAATGGTACTCTTTTTAGTGAATATTTTTTCAAGTAAAACATCAATAATAAATTCTTTTCCACATCCTTCGGGTCCATAAAATAGCAAATGAGGTAAATTTGCATATTTCCATTCACCGTGTTCCATTTTGTCAATTATTGTTTTAAATTCATTATTATCTTTATTTACTATCATATCAATATTATCATACACCATATTATGAGTATTTAAACTATATAATAACTTATTTATGACATCATAGGACGGCATTATAGCATCGGTTTTATACTTATCTATTAGTAGCATTATAATGATATTAAATTTAGTGTTTATATTCTATTAGAATCAATTTTTATTGAAAGAATTCCTATTAAAGTTTATTTATAAGAGATTTTAAATCTCCTATAAATAAAAATTGATAGTGGCTTTTGATTTTATTTATAAAATCAAAAGAATTCCTATTAACCTTTATAAAATAGCCAGTCCTGGCTATTTTATAAAAATTGATAATTTATCATCCTAATACATATTTCAATATATTAATGTCGCATAGCAAGTGTATCGGTAATAGCTATATCGGGGTTGCATCTCGTTTTGATGTACCTGAAAAGTTTATTAGTTGGAAGACCGTTTTCCCAGAATATCAACCATTTAATTATAACGACCCATCTTTTACCTCATCTAATCCACCCGTTTGGGCAGATAGTATGGATGTAAAGACGGTTGATTTTACCAAGCGTACTGTGTATGGAACTCTTACCTTTCGTGATGGAGTTCCCATTAATCCAGTTGGGAGAACCGGTGTGACTGGGAGAGGTGTTCTCGGAAAGTGGGGTCCTAATTCTGCTGGTGACCCTCTTTTTACCAAGTGGAAGAGAGATGAGAAGGGAAATATTATGAAAATTAACGGTAAACCAATTCTGATGTTTGTTGCCATTGAACGTGCTGATGGTGGAGATGGTGGAAATGCACGATTTGCTCTTCCGGGTGGAATGGTAGATTATGGTGAATCAATTAGCATGACAATCCTGCGAGAATTTAACGAGGAAGCACTCGGTGGACTACAAACAGAAGAAATTATAAATATTACATCTCAACTAGCGAAAATGATGAAGGAAAATGGAAAAGTGATTTATCGCGGTTATGTTGATGATAGACGTAATACAGATAATGCTTGGATGGTAACAACTTGTATTAATGTTCATGATGAATCAGGACAAGTATTTGACAGATTTCCACTCAAGGGTGGAGACGATGCCAAGCAAGCATTTTGGATGGAATATCATCCATCGCTTGAAAATTTCACACTCTATGCCAGTCATGCTGATTGGGTAAGGACTGCATATGACAATATGGTTAGTGATGAAGTACAAAAGTCATGGTGGGAACGCTTTCTGGAGATGATGAATAATTATATTACATGCCGGTTTGTATAGAAAATCTATCTCACAAATATGTGTTCGGCGCTATTCGAAAAAGGTTTACGAATATTCGCGAACCAGAAGAGAGCCCATATATTTGAAAACGGTTAGACCGTTTTCAAATAGCGATGCTCACATATTTCATAAAAATTGATTATTTTATATAATATCTAATAACATCATATAGTAAGTAAAATGTATGATAAATCAAAAAATACACCCTACAACTATTGTAAAATCCTATTGGCAGGGTGGTTTAAACAGGGGTATTAAAATCAATATAATTAAAGATAAAAAAATTGATATATTAACTAATTATTCAACAACTGGTAATTATAATGCCAAAGAAGCTGAAATACTCCAAAAAAATTCAAGATGAAACATCTGCATTTATTACTATTATTACATCGTATTGTAATAAAATTAATAAGGAATATGCGAAAAATATGAATACACTTATCGAGGATATTGCAATTGGGGAAGATTTGGACCCTGAAATGCTAAAAGAAAAGTATCTTAATAAGAAAAATATCAAGATAGATAGTTCAGAAGATAGTGATATGATTCTTGATAAAATAGAGTTTGAGGGCAAATTCTATTTTGTCGAACCAATTGATGTTGGTGATAGGAAGGTTTATGGCGAGGATAGTAAAATAGTTGGTAAAATGGTGGATAATAAGATTGAACTATTCCCTACTATTTCACAGAACAATTAATATTATTATGCCAATAATATTATTAATTTTAATATTAATTTATCATCAAGATGAGGCACAATTTCTTTAAATTTACTTTTAATAATATCAATATTTGGTTTATTTTCATTAATAATATCAAGTAATCTTTTTGTTGTGTCATAACCGCCAATAAGATAATCTTTCTTATCAACTAAATAAAATTGTGGGAAGGTATCAATCATATCCGTTTTATATTTGACCTTTGTTGTACTATCAACTATGATTATTTTAGATTTAATTTTTTTAATCTTTAATAATTCATCTAATGCTTTAGACCACGGACAGTCTTTTAAAATAATAGTTTTCAACGAATAATTCTTCACTGAATTTTTCATATTATTAATATAAAGAAAAAATCTATTTTCTTCTAATAATAAAAGATATGGGCGATTATTTACCATCCGCCGTAATGCAGTTATATATAAATAACAATGAAAATGAATTTTTTACGGAACAGCCTGAAATAACATTTTTTAAAAAAACATATAATTCACAAGATGTGTTTATTAAAGATGAAATGGTATTAAAAGATGTTCCTGTAAATTGGGATGATTCATATTATTTAAAAATCCCAAGAGATGTCCATATGTTGGGCAAGGTATGGGTAAATATAACTATCCCATATTTTCAAATCATAAAAAAATCAACAAAAAAAGATACTATAATAACAAATAACGCTAATTTTAATGAGACGTTATATGATAACCATAATACATATCTTATTAATTATAATGATGTATGGTATTTAATACCTGATATATTCCTTCGATTACCAAATCTGATGTACACCACGATGCAAATATTTTTTTATGATATTAAAGAATATTTTATTCCTCTAACAGGTGTGAATTTATATAATGATACTATGATAATATTATTTTCTTTCAATGTTAATAATTACTATTCAAGTGATATTATTCCACTTGTTTTAAATATGGCGCCATCATATGATAAAGTAATATTGGATAATATTATGAACGGTAATGAACGTTATAAAAAGAATATGTTAACCCAGAATTCTTTTGATAATTATCTTACAAAAAAAGTAGAAAATATTTTAATAGATAACTATCAAAATATAAAAAAATACGACCAAACAATAGATAGTAATTTTTTTAATATTATGTCAACTGAATTTAATGTTCTTTACAATAATAGAGATATTCCTGATAGCGATATTGCAAAAACTCAACAATATATTGATAATAATATAAATCTTACAGACAGTGACATTGTAATAAAAGAAAATACGATTACAAATAATGCTTTAGTTTTAAAAATGATGATAACAATGATGAATCCAAGTAATATAAATACATATCAGTTCTATAAAAAATATGCCGTTTTTAAAATTGATTCTTTTTATAATTTTAGTTTAACAGATAGTAATTTATTATCTGGTACAATTATTAGTAATTTTCCAATTTATAATGTTGATATTGATAGTTTAAATTTGCCATTTACTCTTAACACAAAAATGACATTCGCAACAGATGATAATAGAACTATTATATTTACTGAACCAAATATATTTACGATTGATGTACCAACAGGAACAACAACTAGTTTAAATAAAATAAATATTATTATAAATACAAACAATAACACATATAATGTTGTTAATACATCAGCTCAATTTAGTGATACAAATAAAAATAATGAGTGGAGTGATAATTTATTAAATTATATGGAACAATTAAATTATAATGAATCATTTAATAATTATCTATTTAGTGATTTTGTGAAAAACTATAATTTGAAGGAAAATATTATTATAAATAATTTTTTAACATTAAATGAAACAAATGAAGATATAACAAATTTATGGATTGAATTAAAAACAATTGAAAATCAATTTAATAAATTAGAAGTTGAGATTTTATTTGATGGTTATGATTTTGTTGGATGGAAAGCTATTATTGATTCTCAATATAAATATATTCTTGATATTGAAACAGACCCACAAGATTTTTCAAATATATATGCAGTAATTATGAATAAATTTATTGATATCATTAAAAATAAGTATTTTAGAGATGAAGGATTTATAAGACTATTTTATAATAAAATTAATTCATTGATTTATATGAAACATATTTCAATTGACTCAAAGCCTTCATTAGTTAATTATAATGGATTATTATTTTATTACAATATTGATATGTTTTATTATATAACTAGAAATAAAATTAGAGAATATTTATTAGAATTATTTAATCTCCAATCGTTTATTGCATTTATTCCTGAATTATTAACACCAGTTGAATTATTGTCTCAGTCAATTAAAGATTATCAATTGGATGTTACAACAAATGTTGATAACACAGAATGTTTTCAAGAATTAAAATTTATTAATAAATATGAATATTTCAGTTTTTATTTTACAGTAACAGGGACATATATTAATATAGATAAATCAGCCTGTAATTATTTATTTTATAAAACTAACTTTGTTGAATTAATAATAACAATAAATGATATTTTATATCCGGTTATATCTTATGAAATAGATGTAGATACGGTTAAAATGAATATAAATGTTGAAATAGACCCAAATATTGCAACTATTTATTTAAGAGAAACAATTAAGCAATCGATACCCTACATTGAAAACACAAATATCGGTGAAGATAATACTTTTTTAAAAGTAAATATATTTGACAAAGAGACAAATTTTGATATGATGAATAGTTATAATGTGGTAAATACTGTTTTCATCAGTAAATATTTCACACCAAGTACAATTACAATTGACCAGGCACCGTATGAAGATATTTATTATAGTAATAAATATTTTTTTATTTATACAATAGATGGCGTATCATCTATTATAAAAGGGGTACAAAATCAGTTTGCAATTACTGGACCCGGTACATTTCAAGAGACTTTACCAACAGATTATAAATCATATGATAAAATTCAATTATGTATGTTTAAATTACCCATTAAAATTGCTAAATTATCAGCAAGTGATTATTATGAGCCTCTTAAATCAACATATCCCTACCTTAAATTAAATAAGAAAAAACCAGATGAAACACCGAATGATATATATAATTATTTATTGTTATATTTTACAAATAATAATACATTTTATTTAGGTGACGCAAACCAGTACAATGCAGATGATACAAAAAATTCAATGATAATATCAGATGATACATCTCCCGATTATATCGAATTTTATATATATTCAACATCACAAATATTTAATAGTAATAATTGTTTAATTATATATGATAATGCAACTTTGCCAAATTTTATTGATTATAGTTCATATAATAGCAGTGAAATTTCTTGTTTAATGGATTATTATTTGCAAAAACCAATGATTGTTAAAATGAAGAGTGATAATGAAAATGCATATATGATGGCAAATATTCCAAAAATGAAAAAAATAAGTATAGGTGATACACAAGAAATTTATATTAATAATAAATTAATTTATACGATTTATGATATTTCAAATAATGGTATACTTAGAAATACGGCAACTAATGTTAATTATTCAACTTTTTACACTATTCCAACTTTAATAGATAGTAAAAATATTAATACAATTATGGATACTATATTAAATATATATGATGAGTTATTTACAGGTATTTATTTAAATATCACAGATATGATTGAAAATTCACAATTAGAATATTACAAGTCATATAGTATGATTATAAATAATATTATGAGTAAAAATTACGGAATAACCACTGATTCTATTTATATGAACAGCCTTTATTTAAACCAGCTTGGTATGATTTCAAATAAATCATCGTATAACATTAATATAAATGATGTAGAATTAATAAATTTCGATGCATACGATATATTAGCTCCCAGTCTATATAATTTTATAAATATTAATAAACAAATTATGAATGTCGATTCAAAGCTAATAACAACCTTAGTAAATAAATATTATGAATTACCGAAAAAATTTATTAATTTACCGTGGTTAAATTATAAACCGTATTTGAAAATTAATCCAATTGTATATCAATATTTAGATAAATATAATAGCTATGCAAAAATTATGATGGATGATATTAAAAAAAATTTATCTTTGTTAAAAGTAACAAATAATGCTAATTTTGAACAATCGTATGGAGAAGAATATATGATGAAAGATAAATATGAGTTATTAGTAAATAATGTAAATAAAAATAAGGTTAGATTATTAAATTTAACAGCGTGGGGTTATACTACAACAGAATCAGACCCTATTTATGCAGTTATTACAAAAGATGGTCACATATTAAATTATGATACTCAATCACCTAGAAATGACGAATACATTAGTAGTGGTTTGGCACAATATAAATATAAACCTATTTATGATGAGACTGATTATAATAATATAAATATGTATAAAATAATTGGTGCGGTCAAAATAAAAGATAATTTATTAGATAATAATGTTGAAATATTACCATATTATATAGTAGTTGATAATAAGGTGGTTATATGCACAGATAAAAATGATATTAGTTATTTTGGGAGATATTATGGTAATTATTATGGTATTAATAGTAATTCAATTGGTTTGACATTAAATGGTGGTATTTCAAACATTACTTTTGATCCATTATCAAGACCATTATATCAGTATTTTATTGTTCTAGATGATATGAGTATGTTTAATACAACTGATAAATATTTATGTAGTATAAATTTTACACTTGGTTATATGATTTTTACATCAACATATCTTATGATACTTGCAAATAATAGTATATTATTTGAAAATAATACGACATTATTTTATACTACAACTACTAAAACAAACTCAGAAATATTTGATATTTTAAAAAATAATACA